CTTTTGTTACGGGTACGGTTGCTAATGCTATAACACCCGTATCTGATATTGTTGCATCACCACTAATAGCAGTAGATACTGCTTGGTTACTAGCGTTTCCTAAAAATATTTTAGCACTATTTAGATTAGGTACTTCATTTGTCCTAAATGCTCCTAGCACCGTTAATGCACCTCCATTTCCCCCTCTAATTACTTTACCTATCTTTTGTATTAAATTAGCCTCTCCCGTTGGTGCAGTATTTTGTAATGCTCCCGCAGTTGATGAACTAACATATAAATCATCTCCCGTTGAAAAACTTCCAAGTAATGTACCTAATCCCGTTAACTCACCACTTGTTATACATTCACCTTCAGCATTTAAAGAAAGGGGTTCTTTCATTATACCAAGAGAAGGCATTGTTGTACTACTATTTGCTTTTGCCTTACTTACTTCGGGATTATCACCCGTACCTCCACTTATATATACAACATCACCCTTTGATAACGCCTCTGCTGCTATTACTTTTTGGAGCAAAGCACCATTTATATCACCTTCAAATTGAGCAGTTGTAGTTATATTAGCACTACTAGATATAGCAATTGTAGTTGTGTTACCTTGTGTTAACACCTCTTCTAAAGTTTGGTTATCACTACTTGTTACCCAACTTAATGTACCATTAGCATCTGTACTTAAAACTTGTCCACTAATCGTACCATCAGCACTAGGAAATGTGTAAGCATTGTAAAATTTAATTGATGAGGTAGATAAATACAAAGGCAATGCGTTTCCTCCACCATCAGAAATTTGGACAAAACTTGATGATATAGCACCATTACTTATAGATTTTAATAAACCTAAATAGCTATCCTTTATTTTATTTCCTGTTAATGTTGCCATGTTATTTTTTAGTTCTCTTTTTTAATGCTTTTCTTAAATCTTTCTTCAAAATTACTTTGTTTTTAAAAACTGCGGGAAAGAAAAATGGATATGCCTTTGTCCCCTTTTTTAACATACTTTTTATAACCACCCATACTTCATCTTCCGGAACACCTTCAGATATTAAATATTTTTTTAATCTATCATAAACATTACCACTCTCACCTTTCATACCCTTAAATTTATTAGGGTAATTACCTAGTCTTGAATCTGCATTAAACTTACCTTTAGTCCCAAACTCAACAAAAGCACCATAAACGGCATCCACTTTTAAACTCCATTCACCTCTACCTTTTGATTTTTTAACTTTTTTCTTAAAACTATTTATTAATTTAGATTGATAAACTGTTTTATTAGAAGAAATATTTGTTTTAGCATCTTTTTTTGTATTGTCAATATACTTATCAATAGCAGCTTCTACTGCTATAACTTTTCTACCAATAGTTTTGCTTAGATTAATTGATATTTGATCAGCGTTATGTTTAAATTTAAAATTCATTCAACAACTCGACAAGTTATATCAACCATTCTTTGATAAGTTTCTTGTGCAGAAATAGAAATAATACTATAATCCTTATTCCTCCAAGTAATAAAATTAGATTTAGAAATATAAGAATCTAATTCGGGATTTCTTATTCTAAAAACCCAATCACCCTCTAATACATTTTGTGTACCGGTTAAATCTTGAAAATCTCTTCTTTTTTGATAAATATCTGCCCAAGTAGTCAATAGATCCGTAGTTACATCTAAAGAGCGTTGCCCTGTATTGCTTGTGCTATAAGTTCTAGATTTAATTATTATTCTTTCCCTCATATTACAATAGGTTTGTACGGAGACATTAATTGAATTGTCTCTGTAGGCGGAGCAGTTGGTACATCCTTATCAAAGAAACTTCGATTATTATCGTACATAACCTTAATGTAGGCTAGGGTTGCTAATTTTATTTCACTTGGTACAGTCGAACCATTTGAGTTATAAGATACATTTACAGTTTCATATGATTTATTAAAATCTAAAACCAAACTTCTTGCTCTGCTATCAATCAATCCATATGTGGTAAAATCAGTATTTTCAACAAAAGTACCGCTGCCGTCAGAATCGTGAGTATTATAAGTAACGCTAGTAATGCTACTAGCCGGACAAAATAATAAATCAATATATTTTTCGTTTGCATCATATTGAATAAGTATATCTCTATTTTTCAATGTCTGCTTAAACTGTCTTTCTATATATGAAGCTGCTGATTGAAACATATCACCGATAAGAGTATCATCAGTAGAGTTATCTACTTTTAAATAATTCTTTATCTCAGTTAATGATAGGTAATCAAAAGTTGCCCCTTCACCACTAGCATCGGTAATAGTGTAATTAATCATTTTCTAGTTCTTCAAGTAAACGAGATACCTTCCATCTCTTGTCGGCTTCTTTACCAAATTTATCTAAATAATCTTCCCTCAAAGAATCAATATCGCTTACTTCTTCCTTTGTTTCAACCTCTACTTTTAATTCTTTAGTTTTAACTTTTGATGTTTTCTCTTCTTTATGAGCAAAATCATAAGTTTCAAAATCAGCCTGTCCTGTATTAATTAGATGTTGTTGATCAGACTTAGAAGAAATTTCTAAAATTTCTCCTACTTTAGATTGTCTTCCTTCATGCAGAAAACCAACCTTCACTTTCATTTGTGCCATATTATTTTGATTTTAATAAGTGTTCTAAAATTTTATTATTTAAATTTTCTATACTTCCCAACCGGTGTCCTATTTCATTTCTAAATTGCTGATCAGATGTACTGTTTACTTTTACTTCACCTTCAATTTCAGTAACTTTTTTTTCTAAATTATCTAGTCTACTATCGTGTTTTTTCAAGGTTGCGTTTTGTTGCTTATCAATATATTTATGCCCCGCAATTGAACCTCCGGCACCCGTTGCTCCAACTCCTAATAATGCCATCAATTCTGCCCAATGCTGAGTAAGCCATTCGTTCATTTCTATTGTTTAATAATATCCTGTGCTTCATCAATTGATATAGAACCGCTAATTGCCATATATATTACACCAATAGCTACAACAAGCCTAATTACTTGTTTTACAAATCTAGGTGTTAATTTAAATTTACCCTGTCCTCCTTCGGGAGATTTAACTTGTTTTATAACTTCTCCCGCCAATGGAACAGTTGATTCAATTATATTAAGTAGTACTTTAAGCATTTTTTTTTAACAAAGATAAATAAAAAAAGCCACCCATTTTAAAGGTGACTTTCTAAACCAAAAAAAAACAAGAAAAAATTACATATATTCTTTACTCTGAATAACAGATGTCATTTCTGTTGGTATTTTATAGCCTAAAAGTTTATTCATTTTATTAATATCACTAAGAAATATTTTTTCTTTATTTAAATATTTCTCTATGATATCACTTACTTCTCTGATCTCTTTTCTGACACTAAGAACTTCTTCTCTTAATTTATAATATCTATTTTTCATCTCTTAATTGTTTAGCTTTTAATTCATACCACCTAGCCTTAGATAAATCCCTTTCTATAGGCTCATTTGGCTTAGTACCTACTCTCATACGATATTTAAAAGATGTCATTTCACAATGCTTAATAAACGCATCCTTACCCCAAATATCAATCATCATTTCAAAGGTTTCTTTACCCCCTAATTTATAATGACTTGGATTTGTGTAATCGTATTCTTCTTTCATAAAACAACATTAATAACAAAAAATATAAAAACAAAGAAAAAGGGATGCAAATTGCACCCCCCTTTCAAAACAAACACACATAAGTGGTTTATGCATTCATACTTGCAATAGCAGTTGAGAACACTCCATGAACAAAAGCATTTGGATTGTGAATTGGCAAAGCAATTCTTTCTGTAGCTTTTACAGTAACCAAATCCTTAACAAAGTTGTCAGAATGTTGCTCTGAGAAAGAAATTTCCATGTCTTCTCTCATTGCTAAAGTAGCACCCGCACCGAAGTCACCAATAATAAATTTATCAGCAGTAACCGCAGTTGAAGGATAAATAGGTGTTCCTAGTATTGTTAATACACCATTAACAAATACAACATAATTAGCGTTAGCATCCTTATTTAAGAACATTTTATTGTAATCAGTTGGATTAACCATAACCGCAGTAGGTAGATACTCAGCAATTTGTGCTTGGTTCTTCGCAGCGATTAGTACATCAAACTCATTAGTGTATGCACTAGCAGCAGCACCAAAGAACTGATAAAACGCAGCAGATGAACTTTCATCAAAAGCAGCACCACCACCGGCAGTCATCAAACCCTGTAAATTAGCGCCTGTTCCGGCACCAAACAAAAGCTGATTGTCCTCAACATTCATTACTTTAGCGGGAATCCTTGTAGAAATATATCCACTTAAAGCGGGAACATCGTTAAACATTTCCTTAGTCATTGTTAACTGAGAACCAATGCTTCTTACAGGAGCATCGACAGGATCCAACTTAAATTCAGATTCTCCATACGCAGATGCCTCTACTCTAGCAGCAGCACCATTAGTGTAAGAAGTTTCCTGTATATATCGAATAGTATTAGAATCAGTTGAGATTGTAGTTAGCAAATCTCTAACCCTAGTGGTTCTAGTTGGATCAAAGTAAAATCCATTTAGTCTATCAGCCGGTACAGTATCACCCGATGCGTTAGCAGCAGTTGTCATTATAGCTTTAAGGCTTAATGTAGCTTTAGCTGAATCACCATTCATAAATGACTTAAAACTAGGACTTTCAGCCAATGCTTCTTTCAAATTTGCGCTGAAATTCTTAGGAGGTGCATTATTTAATGATTTCTGCTTTTCCAATTCCAAAGAATCAATTCTTGAGTTTAAATCCTCAACAATTTTTCCATGCTTTAAAATTTCTTCGTTTACTTCACCTTTAAGTTGGTTCTTGTAATCAGAACCCATGTTTTTCTCTACTGATTGCTCAATTTTTGCATCAATAGTGCCTTCTAATCCCTCCTTGAGAGATACGAGACGTTCGTTTAAATCTTCCATTTATAATCTTAATAAAAAGTTATCTAATTCGTTTGCTATCTTTTTGCTTTCGACTGATTCCTTTTCTAGTTCAGATTTCTGAGACTCATTAAGTATAAGTGAAGATTTTTCTTTTAGCATTCGTAATTCAAATTCTAATAGATGAGGATTATCAAGTTTTCTTGACATTTTGATTAATTTATCAAACTCATCCATTAAATTGTCAACAGATTTTGTCCCTTTGTACTCTGTAACTTTAGCCAATGGGTTTGCAGCTAGGGTAACTAAAGAAAATTCAAATAATTTTATTTCTTTAATATAGTTGACATCCCTCTGCGGATCTTCCTTGATTGGAATAAATCCAACCGAGAACTCTTTTAATATTCCTTCAGAAACCATTGTTTTCACATCTTGCCCTAAAGAACTATCTGATATTTTTGCTTCAATAAATAAACCTTTTTCATCCTCTTTCATGGATAATGGTTTACCAATTGGTTGATTCATGTTATGTTGGTACAGGAATGCTATTCTTTCAGAATTTTCTTGAAGTGTTTTGGTGTAAGCACCCTTAGTGATGACATCACCATCTGAATCTTTATTATTAAACATTGATGCATATCCCTTGATGATTCCCTTTTCATCATCCATGTCATCAAAATAATTCCCTTTAAACCTTAACATATTTATTAATTTATGCCAAAGTTAATAAAAAAAAAGAGCATTCATTTCTGAACACTCTTCACACAATTTTTAAACATATATTGTAACTATGAACACCACATACATAATTACAAAACAAACTTACACAACATATCCTAAATAACAACGACAATTGACAATTTCTTTTGCCGGAGCATTAAAATCTCTTGGATGCATCATCATAGATCCATTAACATTAAATGATTCATTTAAAGGAATTGCATTGCTTCTGACATAAAAAGATGTAGCCTCAAAATGACTATCCCTTATCCTGTCATCCAAAACCCCTACCCAATATTTAGATACCGGTTTTTCTTTAGCTATTCTAAGCATTGCCTGTAATTCTACAGATGATTGTGCTATACCTAATTCAGTTTTTGAAATGACTTTTGCCCTTGGGTTGTTGTTATGTGTTTTTATTTTATCTACAATATCATCTAATGAACTAGTCTGAGATATTATAGTATTTATAATTTCACTTGTCCTAGATTTAAATAAATCATTCTTTGAAAATCTATTTAAAAAAATAGAAAGAACTAATGCATCAATAAATGGGTTTGATTCACCACCATACTTATTAGAGTATCTATCATCAATGTATTCTCCCGACTCAAGATATCCGCTTTTTAATACATTTTCTAAACCTTGTGTATTGTTAACTAACTCCCAAGAAGAGTTTATTCCGTTTAATGATATAAATAAGGCTATATTGCCGTAAATGTCATCTAACTCTTTTTCAACCTTACCCGTATAAAAATCAATAAAGACATTCATTTGTCTTTCTGTACCAAGTAAAAAAGGAATATCACCCAATCCTTCCTTTAGGTACATACTCCTTCTTGATCTAAAATTTTTATTTAAGGTAGGATAATCTAATTCATGGCTACATCTTGAGATGAATGAGTCGTAATCCTCGTAAAAATTGGGATAACACACACTTTATTTGTTTATATAATCCGATGTATCGCTTAATACTTGTTGTGATGATCCTCCAACTTCTTTTGGTGTAACCCCATCAGATATTGGTATGTAATTAGCTAACATATGTATTTCATCCATCTCTTTTTGATCTATAGGCTCGTATTTCATTGCTTGTCTTTTCTCATTTGGAGTAAGCCACCATGCAAGACTAAGTTGCCTAACAACCTTTTCCATGTCTTCTTGTAACTCCGGAACACTTAGGAAATCAAAATCAATATAGTATTGGCTACCATATGTAGGAGTAAGCCATCTATTTAACTCATCTCTTACTGCAATTAATTTTGGAAATACTGATTGTAAATAAAATGCTTTTTTTGCTTCTCTGTAGTTATTGAAAGTAGAACTTTGGGTATCATTAAGAAGTATTGACGGAACTTTGTATGCAGATGCTAAATCTTTAATAGATAAATTATATTGTTCTATTAAAGCTAAATCAGCCAAAGGCAATCCCATTTCAATCCATTTAAAATCATGATTTGTTACCATAATTTCTCCGGCATTATCTACACCCGAATACATTGACTTGTATTTGTCTCGTAAAGCACTTGCATGTTCTGCCGTCAACATATTGTCTTGTGAGGTTAGTATTCCTCTAGCACCTTGATTTGTTAAATACTTACTACCCGTAGTAATAGCATCATTATTCATTTCTAAGTTACGTTAGGCTGCTTGTAACGGCGATTGCCCATATAAATGCGTTCCTACTCTAGAATAATCGGGATTAAAATTCTTTATGTGTGCAACTTGATCTGAGGGAATAGATTTATTGTAACTCAACCAATTTAACGTATACCCTTTTATTGGTTCTAATATATCACCTCCAACTATTTCTACTAATTGTGATGGTAACACATGCATTTCTTTTATCCTACCTTGTTGCCTTCCACTTTCGGGTTTTAATCCCCAAATAAATCCATCTCCGGTTAATGATTCAAATGCAATTAAGTCTGTTATAAATTCTGCTTGTCCTTGCTTTGGATTAGGATTTTCTAGAAATTTAGCTAAATCA